TTCAAACGCGCACTGCGTGATGCGGTGGATGGTGGAAAGGATTGGATTGGTTGGACGACTGGAGAGACGCAGAATGATCGGTTCGATCTGAGCAAGCAGGTAGAACAGATTGCCATACATGGTCGAACTAATATGGTTACTGGCGAAAAAACTCGCAGCGTTTTCATCCAAGTTCCTGCTGGAGATGGATCAATCACTCTTGGAGTAAATAATAATGGAATCGTTGATAATACTGACCAAGATCATACTCAATTCAAAGACAAGCGTCTTGATGAAATCGTTGGAAAAGAAGTGGCAGAAAAGATAATGGCAGCCGAAAGCGGAACCATCCTCAAAGCCAATGACCTAAAGGTTGGCGGCGAGGGCATGAAAGGCTTCTACGACAACATGCTCCCGAAAGAGGTTGGCAAGTATGTTAAGCAGTTCGGTGGAAAGGTCGAGAAGGCAGCGATTGCAGATGTAAGCGATCTTAAAAAATATGTAGAAACATATGATGCATGGCGTGAATATGTAGACCCAGACGGATATACATCTGAAGCAGAATTTGATGCGATGTCTGAAGCCGAAAAGCTATCCGCAGTACCTAGAGATGGAACAACACCATCCACTCCAATCTGGAAAGTGAACATCACCCCAGAAATGCGGAAGATTTCGCAGACTGGTCAGATGCGATTCCTGCCAGAACCAGTAGAAAAATTGTCAGCATTCAAAGGCAAGCGAGTGCAAGTGCTAACATCTGACTTGTCGCTTGTTGGTGATGTCAAATACGGAGAGTACACAGCAAGCTTTAAAGGCGGGCCGGGATATCTAGATAACGATGGATGGGCATTTACTGACAAAGCTGCAGCAGATGCGTTTGTTACTAGATGGAAAAAAGATGGAGAACCACTTATCGGTCTTGCATCTCTAGGCTCCGCAAACCACCTAAACTCGCTTGATGCCAGAAAGGCATATGCTGAAAAGTGGAAATATCTCGTTTCAACTGGCGAGATTAGCGAAGAATTGGCCAATGATCATATCAAGCAGGCAATGAAGCGCATTATAAATTCAGACAGCAAAAATGTTAAGACTGACTGGCGCAACGCAGCTAAAATGATTGAAAGCGCAGATGATCTATCAAACTATTTCAATAAAATTCCTTGGGCTGCGGCTCCCATGTTCTATAGTAAGCTGACTGCAAAAACTCTTCCTATTAAATACAAAAAGCTTGTTGAACTTGGTCTTGATCTAGAGACAGCAGCAAAAGAATATCGCCAACCAGAGTTTGAAGGTGCTGAACTTGGAGATCTGTATGCTATTGCAGAGTACGATGGTTCGACTCCAGAACACAAACCAGAATTAAACAAGGCATATCCTTGGAGGATTAAATTTAAGAAAAAAGCTACGCTGTCGGAAATGCACAATGTAGCAAAACTTACAACAGATCCACGGGCGTTTGCTAAAAAGAAAGTTGGGGGAAGGCTTGGAGCGCAGCCACTAATGGTCACAGGTATCAATCTTGATAAGCTTTTAACTGGTGATATTACTGGAAGTGCAAAACCTCTAATATTGCGCGAGGGAACCCAAAAAACTAAAAGCAATCGAGCTAAACAGTTTGGTTCTGGAAATCCAGAGGCGTATCGATCATATCAGCAAATTCAAGCGGAAAGAAACACCAAGAAACCCAAGAAGAAGTCTACCGCAAAAGGTGACGCTTCCGCTATTGCAAACGCCGCGAAGCTGAAGTAAAACTAATCACCATGAGCGAGAAACTAACCGCAGAACCAGATCAGGAATGGTTCGCAGAGGTCATGCGTCGAGCCGAGGAGCACGGCAACAGGCAGCGTGTTGAGTTCTGGAACCCACAGGCGGCGGCAAAATGCCTCTGGCTGCTCGCACAGGGGAAGAGCATCAAATCCACCTCCGAGATCACCGGGCTTGCCCGTGACACCGTGCGGTCGCTCATGTGGCGACACAGCGACACTCTGGAGACGAAGCGGAAGGAGTTCTCGCAGAAATATGCGATGGCTGCTGAAACCTACACGGACTTGCTGTTCGCGAAGGCAGACCAGTTGTTCGACGATCCCGAACAACTCAAGAACATCTCCCCAGACCGACTGGCGATCACCGTGGGAGTCCTCACGGACAAGTCCATGCAACTCTCTGGTATGGCTACTGCGGTCGTGGAACACAGGCAGGGTGCATCTATCGACGATGCCGCCAAGATGATCGCAGAGGCTAAATCTCGCATTGCCAGCAAGGTGAAGGCGAAGGCAGTCGAGGCTGAAATTGTCGCATGATCCCAGAACCAGAGTCGAGACACGCAGACCACCTCAAGGACGGTGGCAACCTCGTTCGCCACTACATGGTCGAGCATGACGGCATCCAGCACAAGTGCCACACGCTATCCTACGCCTCGTACTTGGCCGAGAAGTTCAACGCCAAGGTTTGGAATGTGGTGCTGGAGAAGCACATTGAGCCACACATAGGCATATGTAGGTACTGCCACAGGCATCGCGAACTTCATTTTATTGACGGCAACCGAGGTTCACTCCCTCCAGAGGATGATGCATTTGGATGCCCTGAATGCGGAAGCGTCTATCGGATAATCGACATCCTCATGGAAACGGACGCATATAAGACAAAATGAAGTGGCGCACGCACCAGATCCTTTCCCCGCCGACCGATGAGGAAATCTCCCTCATGGAACCTGCTGACCTTGTGGAGCTTCACAGGGTCTATCACGAAGCCGTAGACAACGCAGAACGCGACCCGTACCGCTTTGGCTTCCGACTCCCCCACTGGGCGAAGGCAGAGGATCAGTTGCAGGAGGTAAACGAGATTGTGGCACTAGGCGGCAACCGCAGCGGCAAGACGCAGTGGGGTGCGTTCTCCGTGGTGCGTGCTGCTATTGAGAACCCCAACGCCGAGATCATGTGCTTCGCACAGACATCCGAGGTGAGCATACGCCAGCAGCAGAGTGCCGTGTGGGACTGGCTTCCAGCGGAGCTACGCACGAAGCAGACATCCTCCGGGACATACATTAGCTACACGAAGAAGAATGGCTTTACCGACTCATCGCTCATCCTACCCAACGGCTCTCAGATCATATTCAAGACCTACTCCCAGTATCAGAACAACCCGACCATCCTTGAGGGAGCGGAGTTGGGTTCTAGGTCTCCTAATTGGCATAATGTGGGCGTTTGGTTGGATGAGTATTTGCTTGGCCCTGAGTTGATCAACACCCTGCGGTTCCGACTGGCAACCCGCAACGCAAAGCTACTGCTGACCTTCACGCCTATTGACGGGTACACGGAGGTGATCAAAGAGTATTTGGACGGAGCCACCAGCATAGAGAGCCGCGAGGCTGAACTGCTAAATGGCGAGCTTGTCCCCTATGTCCAGCGGAGTAAGAAGCGCAATGCCAGCGTCCATTACTTCCATTCACAGGACAACCCTTTCGGTGGCTACGAGCGGATTAAGGAGACTTTGGTTGGTAGGCCTAGGGAGGAGATCCTAATTCGTGCGTACGGGGTTCCAGTCAAGTCCCATGCCACCAAATTTCCCAAGTTCAACAAGGAGGTCAATGTGGTTGAGCCTCACGCTATTCCGACGAAGAATGTGACGCTATACCATATTATCGATCCTGCGGGAGCGAAGAACTGGTTCATGTGCTGGATTGCCGTGGACGCGACTGGAACATTCTGGGTCTACAGGGAGTGGCCGGGCGTGGATGTGGGCGATTGGGCCGAGTGGCGAGGGGGCAAGTGGGTTGCAGGGGATGGTGCAAAGGGACAGGGATACGGCATCCGCGACTATGTGGAACTCATAAAAGACCTAGAAAGTGACGAGGAGATTCTAGAGCGTCTAATCGACCCCCGACTTGGGGCGGCAAAGTACCAGTCAGCAGATGGGGCATCATCCATTATCGAGGATTTGAACGACGAGGGCATCGTGTGCATACCCGCCCCCGGCTTGGAAATCGACGATGGGTTGCAAGCTTTGATCGGGAAAATGTCTTGGAATGTAACTATGCCGTCAGATTCGGTC